TGCTGGCGCGTCAGCTACAAAAAACCACTGCAGCCACTGACTCACAGATTGCTGGTGTCGAGTCCTACATAACTGCTCAAGGCAAACTCAAGGGCGTAACTGATGACGAACTACGCCCGGCAATGGCTGGCCTTGTGCGCGCCACAATGGACATTGACGAGGCACAAAAGGCTGCAACTTTGTCTATGGATATTGCAGCGGCTAAAGGCATCAGCCTTGAAACCGTGACTAAGGCCATGGAAAAGGCATATGGCGGCAACATGACCGCCCTAGCAAAACTGTCGCCAGAGCTACGCCAAATGATTAAAGATGGCGCAAGCATGGAAGAAGTTATGGCCGAAATGGCTGTCACTTTTGGCGGTGCTGCTACTGACTCTGCCAACACTGCTGCAGGCTCGATGAAGCGTTTAGGCGTTGCTCTTGGTGAAGCCAAAGAAGGTGTAGGCGCTGCACTGCTACCAATCCTTGAAAAGGCTTTGCCGGTCTTGCAATCGTTCGCCACATGGGCACAAGACAACCCAACACTGATCACTGCTGTCGCTGTTGCTTTTGGCGCGTTAGCAGCTGCAGTTGTTTTAGTTAATGCGGCCATGGCCCTAAACCCTGCAGTGCTGATCACGGCTGGCATTGTTGCCTTAGGCGTTGCACTTGTAATGGCCTACAAAAAGTTTGACACTTTCCGCGCTGTTGTGCAGGCCGTAGCTAATGGCGTAGCTGGATACTTTGAGTTCATCGCTAACGCCTATATCAAAATGATTAACTTGGTCATACGTGGCATCAACTTAATCAAGCCAGGCAAAGACATTGGGCAAATTGGCCAGGTCAGTTTTGGCAGGCTTGGCGGTGGTGATGATGGCGGCAATGGTGGCGCTAACCCTGCAGGGCTTGACTACAAAGCAATGGCTACCGGTGGCATTGTCACTAGCCCAACTATGGCGCTTATTGGTGAGGCAGGCCCAGAGGCTGTTATCCCATTAAATAAAGCTGGTGGCCTTGGTATGAACATTACAGTGAACGCTGGACTTGTATCCACACCCGACCAAGTTGGTCAGGACATTATTGCTGCCATCCAAAAGGCACAACGCCGTAGCGGAACGGTATTTGCCCCAGCATGAGTGTCCCAACAATGCAGGTGCTGGTGGGCTTTCAGAGCACTACTGGCTTTGGTACACCGTTTATGCTTGACGATGCTTTCTATGGTGTTTTAGACACTGCAGGCCGTGGCACGTTAGGTGGTTTAACCTTTGTTGATCTGACAAGCCTTGTAGAAAATGTCAGCATCACCCGTGGCCGTTCACGCCAGTTAGACCAATTTAATGCCGGTACAGCTGTTATTGCTTTTGACAATGCCAGCCAAGTGCTTAACCCGAGCAACACGGCTAGCCCTTACTATCCGTTTGTGTTGCCACGATGCCCGGTACAAATCTTGGCTAATGGCATACCCATTTACACAGGCTTAATTACTGACTGGAACCTTGATTACGACATCAGCAACCAAGACATGATGTACGCGTCATGCTCTGACAACTTCACAGTGCTTGCCAACCAATCGCTCAACGCTGTAACACCATCAGCGCAGGCCACAGGTGCACGTATCAACACAGTGCTAGACCTTCCCGAAATTAACTACCAAGGCGCTCGATCCATTGATACTGGCAGTTCTACCCTTGGCGCTTTTGCTATTTCTCAAGACACTAACTGCCTTAACTATTTGCAGCTCATTAACACCAGCGAGCAGGGCTATCTGTTTATGTCTGCTAATGGCACTCTCACTTTTAAGGGCAGGTCTAGCGTGCTTAACCCGGTGGCTGGCGCTACTTTTAACACTGACGGCACAGGTCTTAGGTATCAGTCGCTCATTAACCAGTTTGGTGACGAGCTTTTGTATAACTACATAACGACAAAATCTGACGCTGGGGCGATACAGACAACTAGTAACGCGGCCAGCATTGCGCTTTATCAGGCCCAGCAGTATTCGCTCACTAATTTGCTAAACAGCACCACTACAGAAGTGGCTGGCCTTGGTAACTATTTACTTGGTAAATACCAAAACCCGGTGCTGAGGTTTACAGGGCTATCTACTGAAATGTCAGCGCTATCGGCTACAGATCAGAATATTGTGCTGAACCTTGATATGACCAGTATTGCCACAGTGGTTAAAAACTTTGTGGTGGGCACCCCAGCGACCGAGACACAGACCCTAATTGTGTCCGGCATTGCCCATAACATCACACCTGGCAGCCACATTGTTTCGTACACTTTTGAAAGTACAGACGGCAACCAATATCTAACCCTTGACGATGCAATCTTCGGAACGCTCGACAACAATCTTCTCAGTTTCTAAAGGAGACAATCATGACAGTAAGCACAGCAACGACATCGGGACAGATCCTGACTTCGGCGTATTTGAACAACAACATCAACAGCGGCTTGACGTACATCACAAGCGGGACAATCACAACCACGACCAACATCCCGTCAATATTCAGTGCAACATACGACAACTACCGAATCGTGTTCAGCAACATTTCAGTTGCAGCTGGTGCCACAGCAACCACGTTGCAATTGTCTGTCGGTGGAGTAGCAGCAACAACCAACTACAACTACGGCGGAACATACACATTGTTTGCAGCAGCAGGCACAGGAATGCTTGGTGGCGCAGGTTCCTTTATGTACATTGCACAAACTTCAACTACTCCAGTTGCTGGTTGTGTCATGGAAATCCAACGACCCTTTATTGCAGGAGTAACAACCTTTCAAGGGCAATCAGCCAACTACGACTCCGGCGCAGTTTGTTCAGGAAACCATACGACCGCCACCTCTTACGACGGCATCAAAATCAGTTCACAAACAAGCAACCCTGCATTGTCTTACGCCGTGTATGGATACCGCAAACCGTGAGAAAAAGCCTGATTCTATTGGTCATTTGTGCATCGTTAACTGCCTGCGCAGATCGTGAACGCCTGAACTGCCCACCAACCAAAAACAAAGCCCTCTCAAGCGTCACCAACACCATCTCACCCGAAACAACCACAGCCCCCCGATACGCAACAGGAGCCAAGTGCCGATGAAACCAGACAACAGACACACCAACGAAGAAATCAAAGCCCGAATCGTCATGATCGTGGCCATCGGACTAACGCTGTCATTCGTAGGTTCAGTGTTTACAATCCTCTACGGACTGCTATTTGTGACCCAGCCTGAAAAAATGGCCGAACTAGACGCGGCCCAAATATCAGTGCTTAGCAGTATGTTGCTCACATTGTCCGGTGGCCTTATTGGCTTACTGGCTGGCAACGGCCTTAAAGACAAACCCAAAGACCCACCAGCGCCATGACAAACCGCGTCTATCCGTATTATCCATCATGGGATGGCAAAGGCACGCAACCCGTCACCACAAAACTTGTAGAGCTGTGCAAAGCGCGCTGGGGCATGACCTCACTAGGCACATACGCCAACCGCCCAATGCGAAACAACGCAGGACTATCCGTTCACGCCACCGGATATGCAGCCGATCTGAAATACAAAGACGAAGCCCAGGCACGTATTATTTGGGACTGGTTCCTAGCCAACAGCAAAGCCCTAGGACTATGCGAAATGCACTGGTACGCCTACGGCGAGTACGGCGCTGGCTACCGCTGTAGTCGAGGCGAAGGCAAAGCTGGAGTCAAAATCTTCACAGCCACAGACAACGCAGGCTCATACCAAGGCTCACCTAATTGGTTGCATATTGAACTAGCCAAGCAAACCCCTGAACATTTTGAGGCTCAATTCAGGGCACTAAAATAGGATTCCCAGACACTGTTTGAGCAGTGCTGGGGCTAGGTGGTGGGTACTTTGTTTCCATTGGGTATCCACCACCGACTTTCTAAATTGTGTAAAGTAACCACCGCTACTCAAATAGCAGAAAGTCAGAGGAAACATGACATACACCGACCTACCACTATTCAGGGCAACCGACCCTGAAACGTCACGGCAAATCAGCCCCATCAGAGTGGGCACTCACCGCGCAATCCTGCTAGAGCAGTACTATCACGCAACTCTTGGCCTGACTGATGAAGAAGCAGGCGCTCGAGCCGCGCTTGCCGGACATGAAATAAAGGGCTACTGGAAGCGTTGTTCAGATTTGCGCACCATTGGACTGATTCAAGACTTAGGCATCCGTAGAGCGCTCCTGAGTGGCTCTCAGGGCATTGTGTGTGGCATCACCCAAAAGGGTATGGACATGGTGAGGGGCTGGGCATGAAAACCTACACCCACGAACAAATGTTCATAGCCGTACTGTTCGGCTGGTGCCTCTCCTGGGCATATTTCAAGGTCGCCAACCGCTACTGGAAACGCTGATGCTCCCAACATGGGGGTATACAGTCCTAAAATCAAAAGACAAGAAAACCATGGTGCAAATCTTCACAGACTTGTCCACAGGCCTGATTGAGTACACCCAAGTTTGCACACGTGCAGAGTCTTGGCACTTATGGGGGCCGCCAACAGAAGTAGAGAGAGTTGATTAAGAAACTCATGGCACTAACGCTCATTCTCGCCCTATCCACACCAGCCCACGCAAGTGCAGCTGCTGACCCTCACGCCAAATACCAGGGCGTACTACCAGATCGTTATTACGATCTAATGGCCTTGTGCGAAACGGGTGGCAACTGGTCACACAGCACCAAGTCGTACACAGGTGGCCTAGGTATTCACC